CGTGGGTTAAGAACGACACAAATGCGTTAGAAGAATATCGTCAGAAATGCTTAGCTGTTAAGGATAAGTTTCCTAAGCCTGAAGGATTTTAATTGAAAGTACCTGTAGTCCTTAGAGACGACTACACCATGTACTTAGAGTTCTTTGAAGGAATGTTGTGGTTTCATACAGATGTACATAAGTGGACAGCAGAGATAAAAGCAAAGTATTTAGAAGACTTAAATATACTGCAGTATTTGGTTAACAGTCCTTTACTGGCAATGATTAATAAACGAGATAAGAAACTAACTAAATTTACAAAAGTAATTGGTTTTAAATATGAACAACCCTTTTTAGGCAATGATAAACAAATGTATGACATCTACAGTAGGAGTAAATAATGGGTAGCTTTGTTAGTGCAATCGCAGGTCCTGTTTTAGGAACCATCGGCGGATTAATTTCCGGAAGCAAAGGAGCAGATGCTGCCAAAGGACAGGCAGAGGCTCTTAGAGCTGCAGGACAGCGTTCTTCCGAAATGGCACAGTTTCGTCCTATTGGATTGAGAACTGGCTTCGGAACTTCTAACTTCCGAGTAAACGAACTAGGGCAGGTTGAAGAAGCTGGATATACATTAAATCCAGAACTAGAAGCTCTTCGTAATCGTTTTACAGCAGGAGCTACTGGATACGATCCTACTCGTTTACAACAACTAGCAGAACCTATTTATGGCGGTGCAGCATCGTTATTTAACTTAGGTGGTAGCTATCTAGGTGCAACTCCACAAGATGTTGCAGCTAAATATATATCAGATAGACAAGGATTACTACAGCCTAGCCGTGCTGCTGAGTTTGGTAGAATACAGGCTCGTAACTTTGCTACTGGTCGTGGCGGTCTAGGTGTCCAGACAGGTACAGGCGGAGCGCCAGCGAATCCTGCATTGCAAGCATACTACAATTCTATCTTCCAACAAGACAAAGCACTGGCTGCAGAAGCAGAGACAGAAGCCATGAATCGTATTCGGTTCGGTGGAGAACTGTACGGTGCTGGCGGTAAACTTGCTTCAGGTATTCCATCGTTGTTTAGTGGTTCGTTCTTACCGATTGAGACACAACTTAACTTGGCTAAGAGCATTGAGTCTTTAGGACAAAACCCATATCAGATGAGTCTTGATTTAGCTGCTGCACAGGCAGGTGCTGGCGCAAGAGCAGGTCAATTATATTTAGATCCACAGAGAGCAGCAGCGGATGCCTATTCTAGGTATCAAGGTTACAGCCCATTAGGAACAGCAATGAGTGGTTTTGGAAGCACTATTAGTGGTGGCGGTTTTGGCGGATTTAGTAATTTATTTGGTAGTAGAGGCGGAGGCGGTTTTGGTGGCGCTGGTGGCAGCGAAGGTAGTTTAACTTGGAGAGATTAAGATGGCTGACATCGTAAACAACTTATTCGGAATAGATCCTGCTGCGTTGCAACAGCAACGAGCTGCTACTGACTTCTCTAACGCATTTAGATTTGCTCAGTTAGATCCGTTAGAAAGAGCTAATCTGTCAATCTACCAAGGCAGTGCTGGACTTGGTCGTGCAGCTAATCAGCTTCTTGGTGGAGATGAGCAGCTTAATCGTGCTACTAAGGTTCGTGAGTTAACCTCACAGTTTGACATGACCAGTGCTGATGGATTACGTCAATTTGCTCAAGCAGTTGCTCCGTTTGCTCCAGATGTTGCTCAACAGGCTGTTAGACGATCTGATGAGATTATCACAACTGGATTAAAACAAACTAAACTGATTGCTGAAGCTAGAAAGGCTTCAACAGAGAAATTAGGTACTCCAGAGAATCAAGCAGAACAGGCTAAGTTTACTGAGTTATTAGCTAAGTATCCGGATACCGTAGAAGGTCGAGCCAAAGCAGCTAATGATTTTAAAGAATGGAAAAGCCAGTTTAGACAAAAAGAAGCTGCCGCTGGTATCGCTCCCGGAGCTGCTACAGTTCCTGATTTACGGACGGCGCAGTCTCTTGTTAAAGATTATCTTGGTAAATCGCAAGAAAGCCTCAGTACTATTAAAACAATTAACAATTATGGTGAATTAATTAAGGCTGGTAATTCAAGTCAATTACCACAATTTCAAAGAGCTTTAGTTAAACTTGTTGGCGATAATCAAATTGGTCAAAATGAGTTAAAAAATATTCTTGGTTCTTCTGGTATTGCGTCAGATATTGTAGACGGAGTAGCTAAATTTATTACGGGTTCTCCAAGCAATGCTAAAATTGATGATGTTTTAAAAGGTGTTAAAGTACTCGAACAACAAATTCAACAATCGTATCGTTCTGGACAAGATCAGGCTCGTCGAGTCTTGACTAATTCTAAATTTGATCCACAAATTGTAGAGGATTTAGTTGGTCCTGCATTAAAGACAACTCCGCCAGCAGGCGGTGCAAAGACTGTTCCTGCATTAGCAAACTGGTTGATACAGGCTCGTGCAGCTAATCCTAATGTTTCTGATGCAGAACTTACAGCATATTATAACAAAAAGTATCCCCAACCAAAGAGCAAATAATGGCAATTATTGATCCGTTAGATATGCCAATGGGTAAAACCATTGTAGATCCTTTTGAGGCAAAACCTGATGTTGAAGCCGCTAAAGCTGTTAGTACTTTTGATTACATTGCTAATCAAGCTAAACTAGGCTTAACTGATAGTGCTGTCCTTGGACAAGCTATTCTTGATACGTTTTTAATTGAGCCTGTTTCAGGTCTTATTACTGGTAAAGGCAAAAAAGGCGGTATTGGAGAAAGATTTAGCGAGAATGTAAAGAGACTACAAACAACTGCTAGCGGAATTACTGGGGCTACGACTGGAATGAAAGCACCCGGAACCGTATCTGAAATTGTAGGCGGTGGTTCAAGAATGATGACTGATCCGATTAACTACATCGGTATTGGTCCTGTAATGAAAACTGGAGCTAAATTAACTGATTGGGCAGCAGAAACCCTAGCTAAAACCACAGGTCGTGCCGGTGGTTTGTTTACTTTAGGTACTACTGCTGAAACTGGAGGCATCCTTGGTGAGCAGGTAGAAAAAACTATTACAGGAGAAACAACGGGAACTGGTAAAGCTGTAGGTTCTTTAAGTGCTGCAGTATTAGGTATTACGCCAGCAGCAGCCATAGAACAAGCCGTTAGCGGTGCTGGTAATGTTGCTAAACAGATTTATAACAAATATAAGATGGTTAAAACTGATCCAGCATCAGCAAATGAAGCATACGCATCTGGAGCAGCTAAACGATTACTAGAGAAAATTGCTCAGGATTTACCTGCTGATCAAAAGATTGACGATATTGTTAAGGAATTTAATCGTATTGGAGATATTATTAATAAAGACACAGTACCGTTGGCAGTTGCTATGTCTGATAACGCTCTTGTTAAATCTCAAGTACAGAAATTAGCAAAAGAAAATCCTCAGTTCCGTCAAAGGGTTGATTTAGAATTACAAAATATTGCAACAGCTATTGATGAACGATCCAATTTTTTATTTGGTCCTCGCTATGCTCCTGTTACAGGTGCTCAAGGTATTGATATTAGTAATGCTTATAAGCGTCGACAAGCTATCGATGATCAAATTGAAAATTTAAGTAACAAGTTTGTTCCGACAGAAAAACAAACAGAGATTGGTAAAGCAATTGAAAATTTAGTTGAAGCTCGGCGTAAGACAGCCGCAGCCGAGATTAGTCCTACTTATCAAAAAATTATTGATGATGCCACTGCTGCTAAAGCTGAATTACCTAGCGATCAAGTAGCTAGTATTTATAAATTTGTAGAAGAAAATAACCTTCGTGATATCTTTGGTCGTAATACGCCAATTGATCGTCAGATTCTATCTAAACTATCTCCAACTCAGGAAAAATCTATTAATGAGTTAGGAGAAGAGGTTGCTAAAGATGTATTTAAACCACTATCTTTTGAGAATGTAGATTCCCTAAAGAGAGCCATTAACGAATTCCAGCGTGAGAGACTAACGTTAGATGAATCTCGTCGTATTAATCAGTTAGAAAACTTTGTTAATGATGCTCGTAAAAGCATTCCCGGAGACTACAGCCAGCGATTAGCGGATGTAGACCGAGTCTTCTACGAGAAAGTAGGTATTCCTTTCTCTGCTCAAGGCATTAAAGATATTGATTCTAAGCGGTATGCTGAACAGGTTGCTCCTGTAATTATCAAGAACAGTTCTTCTCTAAATCAGTTTTTAGGTGCCGTAGGCGATCAAGGTATTCCTATCGCTAATAATGCGGTAATTGCTGATGTTTATAATAAAGCAATTAAAAATGATGTATTAGATTCAAGAGCACTTCGCAACTATATAAAACAAAAAAGTTCTGTTTTAGACCAGCTACCTGAAACTAAATCATTATTAAATCAAGCACTCATTGATGATGGGGCGTTGAAAATTGCTAGAGCTAATATAGACGATGCAGTTAAAATAGCTGAAAAGAAAGTTGCTGATAACTTTGTCATTAGCGTTAAAGATTCTAATGGAGTATCTGTACCAAATTATATAGAGATTTCAAACAAACTATTTACAGATCCTAATTTCTTTTCAAAGATTACTAGAGATCTTAAAGATTTGGATCCAGTTACATCTAAAGCAGTTTATAACTCTATTCGTGCTGAAATTGTAAACAAGGCTAGAGATTTTCCTGATGGCGGATTAAAGTTCTTGTCTGATCCAAAGAATGCTAAAGTAATTAATCAGATGTTTGGTAAAGGCTATCAGTCTGCTGTTAAAGACTTAGTTAAATTATCTGATTCTATCAGAAAAGCCAATGTTGATGATATTAGTGCAGTTCTTATGAGAGCTGAACTTGACCTTGTCAATAAAAAGTTAACAGAGTTGGGTATACCCGGTCTTGATGCTCCGTTTATTACATCTACATTCCGTGATCGTATTGCAAGTATTCCGCAAAAGATTGTTCGACTTGCAACTCGTGTGAACACTGCACAGTTAAAAGATGCTACTGATAAAGCTATTGGTGATCTATTACTCGATAAAGATGGTTTAGAAAAACTAATGAATGTTGCTAAAACAATGGATTTTAAGATTAATAATCCAACAAATTTCCGCAAGTTGAAAGATAGTTTGTCTTCAGTTGCCCCTCGTTATATTTACGGAGGAGCCAAAGAAGCAACAATGGAAACTATTCAGCCTGAACCAGTTGCTCCAGAACCACAACTAGAGTTTAACCTATTTGAGGAACAACAATAAGAACATGAGCCATGTCAGATCAATTTGGGTTTATCGAAGGAGCAAAGTCTGTAACCAATAGCATGGACGCTAGTCGTGAGGCTAGTAAGTCCATTACTAAGAGTATTGTCGATGTACAGAAGGACGCTGCAGCCGTAGCTCAGCAAAAAGACCTAGAGCGTAAGAGACAAATACGGGAATCTCAGGTCTTCAAAGAGCAGTATTTCAAACGAGCAATGATGGAATGGCAACGCCAAGAAACCATCCGTATCGAGGAAGCTAAAGTCAAAGCTGATTTCATTAAGAAGCATGGAGCTAAACGCTGGAGTGAAATCGAATCCATTAAACAAAAGATAGAGAAACAAGACAATGAACTTACTAGAGAGTTTAAACAAGATTTGGCAAAGGTTCGTAGAGCAATGTTCATGTGCTATGCAGTGGCTGCGGTCATTGCTTGGTATCTAACTTGGGGAGTTAAACAATAATGTTACCATTAATGGCACTATTCGATGTTGGGATGAAAGTCCTAGATAAATTTATTCCTGATCCAGAAGCTAAAGCAAAGGCGCAGAAAGAGTTGCTACAGATGCAACAAGAAGGTAAGTTAGCTGAGTTAAACGCTGACAATATTGAGGCACAAGAACTCACAAAGCGTCAAGAAGCAGACATGGCTAGTGATAGCTGGCTGTCGAAGAACATACGACCTATGACGTTAGTCTTTATCCTGTTGGTCTATTCTGCCTTTGCTACGATGTCCGCATGGGACATTGAAGTCAACAACAACTATGTTGAACTGCTAGGTCAATGGGGAATGTTGATTATGTCCTTCTATTTCGGCGGACGCACGCTGGAGAAGATAATGGATATGAAGAAAGGTAAAGATGAACCTAAGCCCTAATTTTACACTAGAAGAACTAACCCACTCTGAAGTAGCTGAGCGTAAGAACCTAGATAATACCCCTAACGCCAGTGAGGTTGCTAACTTAACTAGACTAGCAGCCTTGCTAGAGCAGGTTAGAACCCTCCTAAATAAGCCAATAATGATTAATTCAGGCTTTAGGTCTAAACAAGTCAATGACTCTGTCGGTAGCAAGGACACTAGCCAACATAGGCTAGGTTGTGCTGCTGATATAAGAGTCCCCGGAATGACCCCTAAACAGGTCGTAGAGGCGTGTTTGGCTTCGGATATACCCTTTGACCAAATCATCGAAGAATTCGGCTCTTGGACGCATATAAGCGTTCCTAACGCTACTTCTGATAAGCCCCGTAGACAAGCCTTGATTATTGATAAGGCTGGTACTCGGAATTTCGTGTAATATAATGTCGGTATTTATCAACATTTATTGACACTTTGTAACAAAAAAGAACCCCGCCGAAGCGGGGCTAAAAGGAATAAATATGTACTTTTGGGTATTAGGTGAACCAGCCGCTTCAGTCGTCGTGAGGTCTACTGAACATGATTCTGATGATTCCCAAATCGATAGCGAGATGGGATTCTTCATCAAAGTCAGGAACATACTCAAATCCTACGCTGAACCCAGTAATGAAGTATAAGTTTATCATCATTTGACTGGACAAGCTCCGCTGGCACACTCGTCGCCACCATCAAACAACGCTTCATCAACATGAGTAATCAGTTGTGTCGAAGCTACCAAAGCATCATACGCTTCTTTAGTAATCTCCTCCAAAGGCGCTTGGTGAAAGCCGTGTTCATTGTGTAGCAAGAATGACAAGGACTTGTGATTGTTCTTGTAGTTCTTCGCTAAATACTTCTGAATCTCAGGCAATTCTTCCTTACGATAGTACACGGTGCAGGATACGCTATTGTCTGACCAGTTAGCCTGTAGCCACTTCACTACTTCCAATTGATCGATAGCGGTCATCTCAGCAGCAATCTTAGTACCTTCAGGATAGCAGAATGGGAATGATACAACCATTGTGCTGTGATCCTCAGAACCATCGAAGTGACGCTGATACTCTACTGGATAGCCATGCTCACGACATACTTGCACCAACGCATGATCTGCAGCGATGCGAATCCGACGAATCATATATTGTGAGTATGCTGGATGGCATCCTGAAGTAACTCCCGGAAGCAACGACAAAGTACCGCTAGGCTTAACTGTTGTCAACTTGACAGACTCAGGGAAGCCATGCTCATGACTGTACTTGAAGTCAAACTCACGAAGACGACGATAGGTATCATTTAACCAACTACGCTGCTCTTCAGTCGCTTGCAACACACCTGTTACACCAATACCCATCCGCATATTCTTGTGAACAATGTCTTCTGTCTCTTTGAGATGGCAAGGCAATGCAAGGCTATGCTTGTTGATGCGATACAGCAATTGGCAAACATCTAATAACTGTTCTTTGCTCTCGATGTTAGGCAGATATACTTCTGCTAAACAGCAAGTCTCGTAAGCAGCTAAAGACTGTTCTGCACAGGGATTGTATCCTTGGACATCTGGATCAGGATAGTCAGTCTCACCTAAACGACCAATCTTACGAGAGAGTTTCAGATTGATAAGTCCATAAGGCTCTCCTTTGCCCTCATAGCCATCCCAGAAGTACTCATGCAGGTCTTTGATGTCGTTACAGACAACGCTGTTATTCGACATTGCTCTCCATGATGGAATATTTCCCATGTCCCAACGCTTAGCAAGTAAGTATTCGACATCGTCAGGATCGCCAATGGCAATCTGAGCAGAACGGCGTACATTACCAGCAACGACAATAGAACCGATAATGTTCATGATGTCTAAGCAGTCGATAGGACGCAACTTCTTGCCTTTACGCTTCTCAAGGATGTTACTAATCT